CCTATCGAACTTCTAAATGCGTTTGAAGAATATAAAAAATACGCACAAGAACAAAGTAAAGAATGGTTAAAGATACAATACGTAGGTAAAGAAGGTGAACGTGTTACCGATGCTTTAAAAGTGCCTGTAACAATTGAAGGATTTAAAGTATTTTGCTATAAAAGATATGGATCTATTCACCAATATTTAAATAATCAGGAAGGAATGTATAACGACTTCTTGCCTATCTGTTCACATATTAAAGAAGAAATTAGAGAAAATCAAATTATCGGCGGTATGTTAGGAATATATAACCCAAGCATTACACAACGTTTAAATGGTTTAAAAGAACAAACAGACGTAACAACACAAGGTGAAAAAATAGAAGGTTTTAAAATCGAAATTGTAAGACCAGATGAAAGCAACGATAGTATTTGAAAAGAACTATGAAGCAGTACAATCAAAAAAGTATCGTTATATAATAAATGTAGGAAGTTCAAGAAGTAGCAAAACAATATCTTTAATTCAATTACATCACGTTTACGCTCTTCAAAACAAGGATAAACGTCTTACTATATGGAGAGATACAAAGCACGATTGTAGGCAAACTATATTAGAAGATGCTAAAAGATATTTACGTTTAAATAATCTATATGAAAAAGGATTTAAGGTAAATAAAACAGAAGGGAAGTTTTACTATGATAATAATTCAAGTGTTGAGTTTTTAGGCACAGATGATGAAGAGAAAATACATGGATTAACACAAGATTGTATTTGGCTGAATGAACCTTATAATATAAGTGAAACCACATTTAACCAATTAGATCAACGTACAAGTGATTTTGTGTTTATAGATTATAACCCTAAACGTGGTCATTGGGTAGAAAAATTATTGGAACGTGAAGATAGTTTAGTAATACACTCAACTTTTAAAGATAATCCATTCTGCCCACCTAATCAACGTATAAAAATACAATCGTATCAACCTATTTCAATGAGTGAAGTAGTGTTAAATGGTATTTTAACAGAACAAGAAGCAAATCAATATAGTTTTGATAATAACATCAAAGAATTAAATGAAATTCAATTGAAAGAACTTCAAAGATGTATATTGAATGAAAAACAAAATTCAGCAGATTTATTTAATTGGCAAGTTTATGGACTTGGATTAAAATCAGAAAAACCAAATAGGATATTTAAATGGACAGAAATAAGTGACAGTGAATATCATAATTTAGATGTACCTATATATTATGGTTGCGACTGGGGTGCCGTTGATCCATGGGCAATAATAGAAGCCAAGTACTACGATGGTTGTTTATATGTGCATGAGTTAAACTATACTTCTGAAAACGTTATACGAACACAAATAGACCAATTCACACGAAACGAAATTAATAATCATTCAGTTAATGCAGAATTAGAAGAAGGTATAGTTATTTGGATGTTCAATAAACTAAAAGTAAATAAGAATAGACCTATTATATGTGATAGTAACCGAGTTAATAAGATAGCTATATTAAGAAGGTTTGACTACACTGCAGAAGTAGCGTATAAAGGAACTATACTCGATAGGATTGACTTATTAAATAACTTAAAAGTATATTACACTAAATCGAGTGTTAATATTTTTCAAGAACAAGAAAACTACTCACGTAAAGTAGATAGGTACGGAATTGTATTAGATGAACCAGAGGATAAAGATAATCACACGATGGATGCAATAGGATATATCGCTATGTACCTACAACGTGAAGAAATAATAAGAAGAGTTTAGGGATTAAAACTTAACCCCTAAAATTGTTTGTATTTGATTATTTTCAAAATTTGCACTTTGTAGTTGACTTATTGCATTTGCTTTTAAGTTCATTACAGTTGCTTTTTCTTGTTCATTTTCTTGTAATACTGGAATGTGTGAAAAATCTAATTCTAACCATTCAGTTTTACCATCTAATTTAAATATAGAAGAGTGGTTTAATGCTATTTCTTCTGCTTCTGGAATAATAGTAGATTGATAAGTTTGTTTTAATGCTTCTCTTTGGTTTTCAAATGTTGCGCCTTTTGTACTTGCAAATAAATCGCGTTTCATTCCATAAGCATCACATATTTGTGAAAAATCATTTTCATCTTCTTCAAATAACATAAAATCTTTTGTTGGGTAACTCATTGGTTGCCACTTCAAATCATTTGATGTTATAATTACAGATTGTTTACCTTCGTGAATACCAAAATCTCTATGAAATTGATTTTCTATACGTGTACGTTCATCTGGTGTTACGTTTTTATGGCCAGCTTGGTCTTTAGTAGAATTTGATAAAATACCTAATGCTCCTTTTTTTTCCATAATTGTATTACGAAATCTCATAGCTAATCTAACATTAGATAAAGGCATATATATAGACTTTAATGGAGTTTCACCTTGTATTGGGTTTTTAGTATTTTGAATCCATGTATGTATCATTTCATCAACTTCGATACGTTCACCAGTGGATATTAATTCATAGTAGTTAACAATATCTTTAATCTTTGATTGCTTAAACCATTTACCACTTCTAATAATACGTACATCATGAGCAGGTATAATATTTATAACACTTGGATATGCACTTTTAAAAGGTCGTATCAAATACTGATATGTATTACCAAACACACACTTACTTTCATTAATCAATCTTAAATAATCATTTCCTTTATAAAGTGGACTTGGATTTTCAAGAATATTTACTATTTCAGAGTTTTCAACTAACTCTTTACCTTTTGAAGTTGCTTTATAGTGTTTCCATACTCCACTTGCTAATAAATCACCTCTTCTTTGAACAACTGCATACAAATGCGGTGTAGTTGAGTATATATCATAAGCATTAATATTTTCAGGATCGAGTATTTCATTACCCATCATTGAAATAACATTAACTCCATTGACTTGTGGTGTATCGTCATAACGTCTAAAACCCCATTGAAAACCTAATCTTTCGGATAATTTTATAAAAGCCATTTAAGTATTGATTAAAATTTAGTCAAAAATAGTTATAATTTATATTTTTTAGTTAGTTTTGCATAGAATGATTAAAATTTAGTCAAAATGGATAAAGAATTAATCAAAATGTCTATAAAAACAAAGACAAAACAAGTCAAAACGAAAGAAATTATAAAAAAATGACGTTAGACGAAATAATTAAAGATAAAAATCTTGCGATTGCTAATAAAAAAGCAGTTGTAAAACATGGTGATGTTTGTACTCATGTTATTAAAGAACTTCCTAAACTTAACGCAAACAAAGAAGAGGTTGCAACTTCAGATTTAAATGCAAATGAGTTACGTGCTAAGTTAGTGATAAACACAACAAATTATATTGATAGTCATATGGATTGTCATATACAAGGACTTTGGAATAAATCACTACAAGAAACAAAAACATTGTATTTATTACAAGAGCATGAAATGGAGTTTGATAAAGTTATTTCAGATAGTGTAAAAGATGGATTAAAAGCATATACACAAAACATGTCTTTTAAAACATTAGGATACAATCTACTTGGAAACACTGAAGCATTAATTTTTGAAACATCTATTAAAAAAGATGTAAATCCATTTATGTTTGACTTATACAAAAAAGGTAGAGTGTACAATCATTCTGTTGGAATGAGATATGTTAAACTTTATTTATGTATTAATTCTAATGATGCTGAACATACAAGCGAAAAAGAAAATTGGGATAAATATTATCCATATGTTGCTAATAAAGAAGTAGCAGATGAAAAAGGTTTCTTTTGGGCGGTTACAGAAGCTAAAGTAATTGAAGGTTCGGCAGTAATAAAAGGATCAAACGAATGTACTCCAGTAATGGAAATAGAAATTGAAAAAGAAGCCGTTAATGACAACACTTCTGACACCAATAAAGACGAGCAAATTGATGCTCAAAAACAATTTTATATTAATCTATTAAAGTAAAACGAAATGAACAAATTTCAAGAGTTTTTAGCGAGTAAAGGGATTACTTCTGAAGTATTCGCTACTAAATCTGCTGAAGAAATGGCAGGTTTATACAATGATTTTAACACAACTTTAGTTAAATCTATTGATGAGTTAGAGAAAAATTCAGCTTCTAAAGAAGAAGTAACAAAAGCTATCGATGAACTTAGAGCTTCACAAATGGAGCAAATGAAAGTTCTAAACGAAGCAATGAAAGAAATAGGACTTTCTATTAAGGCTTCTACTGAAAAAGGTGGTTTTGAACAAGCTAAAACAGTACGTGAGCATCTTTCTGATAGCTTAGAAGCGTTAAAAAGAGTACAGGATGATGTAAATGCACCGAAAGTTAATTTCGTATCTAAAGCATCTGCAACAATGACTTTGGCTAATGTATCAGGTGGTAATGTACCAGTTGAGCAAAGATTAGCAGGTTTAAACGTTTATCCTTCTCGTCAAGTACGTTTGATGGATTTAGTTTCTCGTGGACGTGCTAACTCTAATATCATTTCTTGGGTTTACCAAGCAAACAAAGATGGTGCTGCAGCTGGAACATCTGAAGGAAGTGCTAAAAACAAAATTGATTTTGATTTAGTTGTTGCTTCTCAATCAGTAGTTAAACAAACTGCTTACATCAAAGTTTCTACTGAAATGTTATCTGATATTGACTTTATCGAGTCTGAAATCAATAACGAATTGATGAGAGAGTTAATGAAACGTATTGAGTCAACTGCTTATTCTGGTGATGGAACTGCTCCAAACATGAATGGTATTTACACTGTTGCTACTGCTTTCGCTGCAGGTGATTTCGCATTAGCTGTAGATAACGCAAATGAAGTAGATGTATTAGTAGTTGCTAAAAACCAAATTGCAATTGCTAACCAACCAGAGCCAAGTGCTATCTTAATGCACCCAACTGATGTAACTAAATTGATGTTACAAAAAGTTACTTCTACTGATAAACGTTACATTGATAGACTTCAATTAGTAGCAGGTCAATTATCTTTAGATGGCACACCTATCGTTAAAACAACTTTAGTTACTGCTGGAACTTTCTTAATGGGAGATTTCAAATTGGCTACATTGTTTGAAAAAGAAGGTTTAAATATCCAAATTGGTTTAGATGCTGATGACTGGACTAAAAACCTTAGAACAATCATTGCAGAGCATAGAGGTTGTATGGTAGTTAAAAACAATGACAGAACTGCTTTCGTTAAAGGAACGTTCTCAACTTGTATGGCTGCTTTAGAAACTGCTTAATAATTTAATAGGGAGTTGAAATATACTCCCTTAATTTATACCATTATGGCAACAAAAAAAGTAATTGCAAAAACAGAATTAGAAGCATTTGAAGGTGTTAAATCATTTAAATCAAATGGTAATTCTAAACATTTACCAAAAGATGCTGTATATGAGTTGAATTATGAATTGGCAAAATTATTATTTGATAAAGGTTATTTAGAATTATGTTAGTAGAAATTGCTGATTTTGTTGGTAAGTACGAACTTTCAAGTTCAATGTTTACAGATACTACGATTCAATCATACATTGATAAGTATGAAAAGTATTATTTAACGTTACTTTTAGGAGTAACAGAGTATAATGCATTTATTGATGATTTAGATGTAAATAACGAGCCACAAACAGCAAAATATACCTATATATACGATGCATTTAGTTACGATAATGATGGGAGTATTATTATGAGTAACGGGATAAAAGAAATGCTTTTAGGTTTAATCTATTATCACTATATAAATGATTCAATTGAGTATAATACTCCAATTGGTAATGTTAATCATACATTAGATAATTCAACTTTACAAGGTATTACTTCAAATACACTTTCAAGATTTAACGATTCAGTAGTAACGTTTCAAAACATACAAAAATATATTTGTGATAATTTGGATACTTACTTAAACTTTAATGGTCAATGGTTGCCTATTAACTACATACTATGAAAGACATTTACGATATAGTACAAGATGAAATATTTAACAAGATCAATTGTGTTGTTAAAATTAATTCTGTTACTGCTTTAAGTGGTGGAACACAAACTATTTCGTTATGTTTTAATAAATGGGTAAGAGTAGGACATTATTTAACTGATAGTTCAGATAAACAGTGGCTTATTCAGTCGATTACTAATAATAGTATAGTAGTAAAAAAACCAACTGGAGCAACTGATTTAGTCTTACATCAAGAATTAGAATTGAAAAATCCTAAATTCTTATTTGGCACTCGATTTAGTGCTAATATGGAGTATTTAAAAGCAAAAGGATTGCCTTTAATATGGTTGATTGAAACTATAAGAGAAACAGAGTATAATTACGGAAGTTCAATTGAAAGAAGTAGTCAGTTACGTTTTTTCTTATTAGATGAAAATAATCCAAAGCAATACATAAACGATGATTATCGTAAAAATGTAGTAACTCCAATGTATGGATTAAAAGATGAATTTTTGAGAGTAATAAATAGTAACACTTTATTTAAGGGTTATGAAAGTGTTGAAGTAAGACCTATTACACGTTTTGGGAATGAAAATGAAAAAGGATATGCAGGTAATATATTAGATGATAACCTTTCTGGTATTGAGTTAAGTATTACGTTGGATATTTATAGAAGAAAAAATTGTAATTGTTAAAAATAAAAAGATATGGCAGATTGTTTATGCGGTACAGGTTTAGGTAACTTAGGGTTGTCTTCTTGTGTAGTTAACAGAAATGTTACAAACAAATTGTTTTTCGTGCCTATTTACGATAGCACAGGAACAAAAAATAAATTAGACCTTACGGGGACTATTAATGAAGCTACTTTTACGGCTTTAATCAACGAAGCAGATGCTACTAAACGTTGGTATTTATCTCCAGTATTTGAAAATGTAGTTAAAGCAACTGCAGATACTATTTTTGAAGAAAGTCCTTCCCAAAGAAAGTACAGAATTAAAGCGGGTAAAAAATCATTCACCGCTGAACATTGGGACGTTTCGCCACAATTAGAGGGTAAATACAATGATTACCTTTGC